CATTGTCTGGTGATTGTCTGAGTTGAATATATTAAAATGAAACATTTATTTTCAATTTTTATTTATTACAAAAATATAAATTGAAAACTTTTCGATTACTTTTAAAATGTTCAGTGTTCGAACTGGAACAAGTCACAACAAACCAATTATATGATGCAAGCCACAGTCAAATCAGGAGTAGTAGGCAAGTCAGGAATAAAGAGAAGGAACAAAAAGGAGGCATCCGAGTGGTTTCAGAGTCTACCACCCATCGAGCAATTATTAGTGAAACAAGAAGCAAACACATCATCATCCTCGTCAGAGGAGAAAAAACCAAAAAAAGAAATGCACGAGCGCGAGCGTGAACTGCTACTCAAACGACGTTCCGAACACGAAGCACGCATGAAAGCCCAGTTGCAATCCAAGGCGGACATCACAAAACAAATACAAAAATGTCGAGACATGCGCAGTCAACTGATTCCATTCCAGATGAGGTTGGAACAGATGAAGTTGCATGAATCTCACACCTCTCATTTCCAATACAATCTTCATTTCCAATACAAACTTGGCATGTTGGGATGCGGTATTTCAAATCAATTGCGGTTGATACAAAATGAAGAAAAAGTCCTTTTCGACATGCAACACAAACACCAATGCATGAAAAAGTCAGTCAAAGACATCATCGAAAAAACAAAAACATCGTCGTTTTCCAGGTTTTCCAACCTCTACACGAGAGTGCAAACAAAAAATTATCTGGACAACATCTACAAAATGGTGACAGTGTAAATTATTATAATTTATAATTTGCGCTTGTTACCATTTATTTTTTCGCACATTAATTTTAGGTCCTGAACCCTTTTTGTTAATGTTTTTCGGGTCATATGACTCTTCTTCGTCATCAGAATTTAAATCTTTGCTCATCTCCCAGAATTCTTTACTACCGAGTTTAAACGGCCCGTGCTGCTGCGCCTTATACCAGAAAATTTGGTCCTGTAACTTATTCGACTTGGCGTTGTTATTTATCACCAAACACTCGAAATTTTCAGTGCATTGATCCATGACTTGACAGAAGGACTCAAAAGTCGGAAACATGCCCGCATAATTTTCATAGATTCGTTTTCGGTTACCTATGTACGGCTCTCGCAGGATAAACACGTAGTCAATGTTGGTTCTCAAATTGGGCGGAATGCCTAAAGGATATTGCATTGTGATGACCAGCATAATCTTCCAGTGTCTCCCGTTCATGAAGAGGAGACGCATCATAGTGTCGCGGGTCCATTTATTATCGAACAAGCAATCGTCGAGGACGACAAAGGTTCGGGGGTCTATGGTGCTCCGTTTGTATGATTCCATTTCTTTTTTGACTTGTTTCAGGACTGCTTTTTGTCGTTTCAGGATATTTTCAATGATGGCGGTGTTGTATGCGTCATGGATGAAGAGTTTTGGCACGTGTTCTCCGAAGAATCCGTTTCCTGCTTCTGTGCCTGAGATGACAGTTCCGATGGGGATGTCCTGGTGGTAATACATGAGGTCTTTCACGAGGAAACTTTTACCGGTATCACGACGACCGATGAGGACAATAACGGGACCTTTATTTTCGTCGGGTCTAAAGCTGATGGAGCGCATATCAAATTTCCCTAATTCTAAATTCATCTGATAGATACTTTTATACTATGTATGATATATGTTATATATTGTTATATATCCTGTAAAAATAAAAAAAATGCATATGTCAAACTAATTTTAATTTAGTATATAAATGTAATAAATGTAATAAATGCACAAGTATAAGTTTAAATAGTTGTATTTTTCTATTCATAGAAAGTAATATTTCATTTAGTTACTGTTGATGTCTATTTCTGTTATTCCTCCTCTCGTTACGCCTTTGCCTTCCAGGATACCTGTTCTTGATACTATCGCTGACACGGCGACAGTAGGCGAGTCGAAATTCAAAATATTTTATCAAAAGCCAAAAAATGATAGTGTTCTTAAAGATTTAGAAATGTCTTATTTGGGATTAAAAAACTGTCAAAATTATATTCCCATTTATTCGAAATTTTTTTCTCTCAACGACACAAACTATAATTCAATTAACCTAAATCAAAAATATAAAGTTAAATCCATCTTAGCGCCGACCGACAGTGATAATGTAGTAAAAAATTTTGGAAATGCTATCATACATCCTAACCATCCTCCTATTCATAATAATAATTCAACTCCTATTTTTTTCAAATACTCTCCACTACTTGATCCAATCAAATATTTAGCTGGAAATTATAACTTTAAGAAAAATGCAAATGGAAGTGGCGGCGGCGACGGTGTCAGTGGGGGTGACATTCTTCAAAATAAAGATGGAGATTCCCGCTCTTATTTACAAGAGTCTTTATTGAAATTGCCATCTTTTCATTCAAAACCGTTTGCTTTTGATTCCGTCGTTTCTGAACATGTCGTTGAAGAAAAAGAAAAGTATAATCATTATAAAATACTAGATGCTAACAACTCGGCATACGTAGATGGATTTTTTTCTTATTTATCAAGTCAACTCTTAAACACGCATGGATTTATTCATGGCATTGATTTTTATGGTGCATACTTGGCAATTCAAAATGAATTTACAATTAACATTATTGATGATTATGAATACTTGATGAAAAATGATTACTTTAAAGAAAAAAATGGAATTCTTTTCAATTTTGATGAAAAAGCATTTGAAGAATGTAATGACAGTAATGACAGTGATCATGAACAAACGAGTGGTCGTAAAAAAACGAATGACTATAACCGTCATCCTAAATTGAGTATTCAGGAAACGGGTATCCAATTTGATGTTGATGTTTTTGATCATGTTTTTGATGATCAACCAACTGAACCAACTGAACCAACTGAACCAACTGAACCAACCGAGTTGATAGAGTTGACTGATTCAAACTTTTTGAACCTTGAAACCAGTGAAAAAGTGTTTGACACGTCGCGCAATTCTTCTTCTGATGTTTCATGTTCTTCGAGGTCGTCGCATACAACAACCGATGGTAGTACGGATGATGGTAGTACGGATGAAAATGAGGACGAGGATGACGGTGGTGACAGCGAGGGTAGTGTTAGAAGTAGCGGTAACAACAGCAAGAGCAACAGCACAGAATCCACATTTGAAACCATTGACGACGACGATGACGAAGAGGAAACATTGAATGCAGTCATTTATAATTTTCCTGTCGAAGTGATTATGCTTGAACGTTGCACAAAAACTCTTGATTATTTAATGGTGAAAGATCTTCTCTCAGACGAAGAATGGGAAGCCGCGTTAATGCAGGTTGTCATCACACTTGCAACATATCAAAAGATATTTTCATTTACACATAATGACTTGCATACGAATAATATAATGTTTATTGAAACAGACAAAAAATTTATATATTATTTTTTGAATAAAAAATACTACAAGGTTCCGACCTTTGGTAGAATTTTTAAAATTATTGATTTTGGTCGGTCAATTTACAAATTCAATTCAGCTTTGATTTGCAGTGATAGTTTTCATAAAAGCGGAGATGCTGCAACGCAGTACAACTGCGAACCATATTTTAATGAAAAAAAACCATGCATTGAGCCTAATTATAGTTTTGACTTGTGTAGACTAGGTTGCTCACTCTTTGACTTTTTTATTGATAATATGGAAGATGTTGAACGCGAATGCAAAAAAAGTAGACTAGTGTCCCTTGTTGTTGACTGGGTCACCGATGATGAAGGGCGAAATATTTTATACAAGAAAAATGGAGTTGACAGATACCCTGATTTTAAATTATATAAAATGATTGCACGAACAGTTCACAATAAAGTACCATCACAGCAACTCAAACAACGCGTATTCGCTCAATATGAAGTTACACAAAAAAATATTAAAAATGTTTCAAAAACAGAAATTATGAATATTGATGAAATTCCAGTATATACATCATTTTAAAAATGACTATGCGGCGAATTGCGGCGAATTGCGGCGAATGAGAGTGTTACAATTTCAAACAAATAACTCTCACCATTTTGTTGTACACGAGTGTAAATGCAACTATAAATATCAAGTCAAAGTATATAGTTTGAAAATATTTTTGAAGCATCATGTAAACAAACATCAAGATGAAGAATCTCACAAATATTCGCATGTTGTCTTCATTTTCTCTTTTCAGTTTTTCATCGACCGAATCTGCTCTATCTGATGAGTCTGATGAGTCCGCGGAGTCCACCTCTTCATCTGTATCATCGTGTTCATCGGTATCATCGTCTTCATCGGTATCATCGTGTTCATCGGTATCATCGGTATCATCGGTATCACCAGCGTCGTCGTCAACTTCACATTTGCGTGTTGACCGAGTAGATTCACATTCACTTTTCAACACATTCATCAGTTTTTCGTAGGGTGAAAATATGACATAGGTTCCGTTTTTTTGACACCAATATCCAACATGTTCGTTGGTGTCAATGTCATATAACTGAGGAACATCACCACCACCTTCATTTTTTTCATGAATTTTCATATAAAATGGTCTTCCGTTGATCTCCATTATCGTCTTATTTTGTGAGCCTTTTTTTTCAATCTGAGCCATTTTTATCGGTAAGCCTAGTTTACGGGTTACGGGTGGTTGTTGTTTGTGTTGTGTTGTGTTGGGGTTATGGTATATCATGTCTGGCATCAATATTTTCAATTTTTAAAATAATACAATAATATATAAAATAAAATAATAAATATATTATCATAGTAGTATATATCAACATATTAAATCATATTATTAATCATTATTATCGTTATATGGTATTGTTTTTTTTACTGGATTTGACATGTAGCTTGCTTGTAAAGGGAACGTTCAGTCTTGGAAGTTGGGTTGTATACAAATCATTCAATGGATTACAATACGTGTATAAACGAGTGCGTCCAGACCAATTGCATGACCAATATACTCTAGATGAATTAAATTCAACCCCTTATGTTATTATTACAGAAGAAGAATATGATGCACTTGTAAATAATTGTAAACCAAAATATACAAAAAGAAATGTTTCTTCACTAACTAAAAAAATAATTGCAAGTAACCAATCTTGGAAGTGTGGAACATGTTCTGAAATTATGGACTATACATATGAAATAGACCACCACATTCCACTCTTCAAAGGTGGAAGTAATGATGTAAGTAATTTAGTCGCCTTGTGTAGAAATTGCCATGGTAAAAAAACGATTTTAGAAAATGCAGAATTATAATGATAAAATCATACCGGTTATCTGATTATCTGACTGTAAATAGAATGCAACACTATCTATTATAGGATTATATTTCTATATATTTTTCTCTCTACCTATATATAACCTATATACATACACAGACACACACACATACCACATACCACATATATCCATTTTTACAAAAATAAAAAAAAATAAATGGTATACATTAAAGGTAGAATATGTAGAGGACCTTGTCCTTTACCGGTTTTTCAATATAACATTGATAATGCAAACACGAGTCTAGTGCCGAGATACATAAGAAATACAATTATTATCAACACTTCCAGATTTCAAGGTGGCGGACGTTTTCAATTTGCAAATCAAACTTTGAATGCTTTCGGAAAATGGGCAGGGTGTCCCGGTGGTTCGGGGCCAGGTTACTCATCTACCAATCGATATATCCCTTACCAAAATTGCAGTGTAGGTCCAGCAGTTTCAGGTCCTCAAACAATTTGTTTTTCAAGATGTTAACCATGCTTGGTATATTTAGGAAAAAAATAATCAAGTAAACAACTGTAATTGAAATATTAAATTATAATTTTTTCTTTTGATATTGTATAAAATAATAAATAAAATGGGTCATAAAAAAGGTGCCGACGACTTGTATCATATTTCCGGACATTCGTATTCTGTTGTTAGGGGGTCACGACCTCAAGTAATGCATGGAACCGCTTATAAAACTGTTGGTGGATTGACGAAAAGCAGTCTCATGTATAATAAATATGGAAGAATAGTTTCAAGGCGCAAACACGCCACTGCAAAACGCGAAAATCGTCTCAAGAAAGCCGGATGGGTTCCAATTGGAAAAGGAAAATTCGGTTCTGTTTTTATCGGTGATAAATCTAAATCTAGCAAAAAGCGCAGCACTCGCCGTCATTCCTCGCGTAAATCTCGCCGTTCTCATTAAATAAAAAAATAAAATAAAAAATAAAAATAATTAGGCATAGGCATGCATGCATACAGTGAAATTCGATGAAACTATGATGTTAGTTATTTTTATTTTTTTTAATAAAATTAGTAAAATGAATATTCTCTCTTCACTCTGTATTCTCATGCGTAAACCGCTTCTTTACGAGTTATTTGATTTGATGCATTTTACAAAAAAATAAAAGATTGTAGGTTTATTTTTTGAGAGAAGAGAGAATATTCATTTATTAAAATATAAAAAAATAATAACATTGTTGAATATAGCATAGTTTATACATATTTTTATAAATAATTTTATATATACTATATATAATTATCAAAAAAAGTAATTGAATGGGGTATACGAGAGATAAAAGCACAGGTCTTTACAATATTAAAGGAAATACTTATGAAAAAATACGTGGTTCTAGAACTCAGGTCTTAAATGGTACCGCTTACATGACAACTGGCGAACTTACAAAAGATAAGCTTTTGTATAATAAAAATGGTTATATTGTTAGCAAAAAAAAACATTTTACGGCAAAAAAAGAAATGCGTCTTGAAAAATATGGATATTTTGCGAAAAAGGGTAAATTTGGTTATGTAAAAAAATCTTTGAGAAATAGAAGAACAAAAAGAAAAATGTTTTGACGAATTGTTTTTTAATTTAATTTATTTTTATTCATCATGTTTTTTTTACATCATGTGTTTTTACATTTATAAAACACATGAATATTTTATGTTTCTTACACTGTAAAAAACATAAATTGAAAAATCAAAACGTATTTAAATACTTATCAGTTGACAGTGATAGACAAGAGATACACAATGCAGCAGCATCAGGAGCCAACTACGACGACGCGCATTACTTGTTCAAGACAAGCGGCCGACTTTATTGGAAGTATTTGTTCATTCAGAAGTAAAGGTGTGCGCGAATATGGTCGCATTATCAGCGTGACGCCCACATCCATTCGCATTGAGCGCATGCAAGAGAGCGCCGACGGCGATGGCGACTTCATTGTGCATCCAAACCAACATCATTCAGTCACAAAAAATGTGATTACGTTTACGCGCAACATCACGGTTGTTGCCCCTGCGAAGCCACTTCTGCCGGCGCTTATAGGCGGAATCAAAAGAAGATACCACAATGCTCAGTCAAATGAGCAATCACAGTTCGGATGGTTTTGGTAGGTTAAGGTAGGTAATTAAACAAATTTGCTTATTGTTTGCTGTTGCTGTTGTCTTGCATTGTTGTGTTTGCGTGTTTGCGTGTTTGCGTGTTTGCGTGTTTGCGTGTTTGCGCGTTTACGTGTTTTTGTTGTTATCGTTGCGTGTCAAAAAACCAAAAATAATAATATAAAAAATATTTTTTTATAATATAATTATAATATATAATTATAATAATTTTTATTTTGATTTTGTGAGAATGGATAGAGAATATTATCAAAAAGCTTTAGAAAATATTAAACGAATGAGTGATGATGACATTGCTATGGCCATGAAGAACAGAAATTTTGAAAACATCTTGACGTTTCAACAGTTAGATTCAGGCTTAAACCTTGGTTTACTAACTCGCGATGATTTTGATTATATTTATCGTAGGTATTATCACAATGCGATGAAATCCGGTTCGGGTTTTAGTGAATTATTTGAAAAATTAAGAGAAATGAGAGACAGATGGGATGATACTTTTGGAATGCAGGCAGCATCTGCTGCGGCAGCAGACTCTAATTATTTAAGACGTTTTTTTAATGAGCGTAACTTACCGAGTCAAGTTTCATGTTTAGTAATGGGAGAATGTAATTTATCGTCATCTCAAAAAATTCTTGAAGCACTTATTGGTACTGAAAAATTTGAATCGTTATTATATTGTGATGTACAAGTAAGTCGTGGAAGTCCGTTTCCAACTTTTAATTTCATACAACAATTTATTAGACTGCTCAACAATCCATTTGTCGACAAGAAATTATTCGGAACAGAACGGTGTAAATGTATACTAGAGAAATTTTATTTATTACATCAGCGCGAATTAGAAGTAGAGCGCGGCTTCCGGGAACAGCGGAAAGGGGTAGACAGGGAGGCCTTGCACTTGAAACCGATTTCCTTAGCCGCCCATGATCATTTTGATCCAACGGGACGATATCTTGACTTTAGGAGAAAGTGTCAAGAGTGTATTGCATCTGAACCAGTATTAATACAGGCGACAGAAGCGGAAAGAGTAGTTAAAGAAATGGGAAGCATTCGACTACTCTCTCCCGCCGATGCAGCAAAAAAAAGCATGGCGTTACAAGTAGTAGAAGCAGCGAAAGCAGTGCAAGAATTTGACATGTTTTTATGTGATGAATTAGTTACATGTTTACAAAGTTGCGAACAGAAAGATTTTAGTAAAGTAGTAATAGGTAATTATTTTTTGTTCAAGGACGTTATTTTTCCAGTACTAGATAAATTGTTAGCAGTGGCGGTTGTACCTGAATTTGTTAATTTTATTGAAACTCTCGATCTTAATCAATGGGATATTGCTGAGCTTCGTGTTGAAGCACGGCGCAACAAAGAAAGACGAGCGGCGAGAATGCCTGACAATCCGGATGACTATGACCCCGGTTTTGCTGCCCATATTGCTGCTGGTCCACCACTTGATGACAACGATGACGACGAGGACGAAATAAGCGGGCGCGAAAACCCGTTTGTAACAAGATTATCTCACGAGCGCGGAAACCCGTTTGTAAGATTACCTGACGGTTCCCCTCTTCCTCCTCGTCCTCGTCCTCCTCCTCCTCCTCTTTCTCCTCCTCCTTCCTTCTCCTCCTCCACCCCCTCCTCCTCCACCTCCTCCTTCCCTCCACCTCCTCCTCCTCCTCTTTCTCCTCAGGAAGAAGCCGCCCGCGGTATTCGTATGAGATATTTACATAGCATAGGAGTCCCTGGAGATGCAAATCTAACATCATCGCCAGTACGACTATCAAGACCTCCACTAACAGATCTACGAAAAAAACCAGATACTCTAGGCGGACGAAGAAATCGAACAAAAAATAATCGCAACAACAAAAAGCGCGTCAAAACAACAAAATATTCTCGTCGCGGAAAATATTCTCGTCGCGGAAAATATTCTCGTCGTATTTTGAAAAAATGAAAAAATAAAAAATGAACCGTGTATGTTTATTCTGACGATTTGACGAGTCTTGATTATATATATATATATAAAATATAAAAACATGGTAGTATTTTTATGTATGGTGGTATAAATAGTATACATAAAAATGAGTAAAGAAACAAAAAATATACGCACTCATGGAAAGATTTTAAAACAACTTGAAGAAGAAAAACAAAAAATAATAATAGAGATTGAGTCGACTTATACCAATAGTGGAGAGAAAAGTCTTCATACACTTGACACACTTGAAGACAGCAAAGAGAAAAAAATACGGAAAGCTAGACGACGTGGACTGATTCAAATGTTGGCAGTTGTTGAAGCTAATATTATGTCAAATAAACAATTTTTAAGAGAAAACCAAGGTTTTTTTTCTCTCGTTCCGTTACCCCGTGAACTGATAGAAACAAAGATTTTGCCGTATCTTCTCGTCACGGGAAGAAAACCGTCACTACCAGAACCTCCGCCGGATGTTCCAGATATTATTCTTGATGGTATAGTTGCACACAAGCCTTATGCGCGCGCAGAAGCTCTTGATTGGATTAGGAGAAATGATGTGGTGCAAGGGGGGCCATTAAGTCGAATGGTTTTTTTGGATCAACAGATAGAAAATCATACAACACCACATTCCAAAAAGCCACAATTATGGTGGGAAATGCAAATGAGAAGAAGAATAATAAACGATACCGAAACTGCTATGATGGCGAATAGTGTAGAGAGTAATGAGATGAAGTTTTTGAAAAACTGTGCAATCAAATATGCGAATAAAAAATTTGATTTTTTTAAATTTATGAATTTTTTTTTACATTTTCCGGTATTGGAAGATATAAATAAAATGGCAATCCGACAAAAACGTGATAAAGAAGAACGAAAAGTACTTGAAACGGAAATGAATGCGACTCGACACCGTGGGGACGAGCCGAATTTTTTTTCTGAATCTGTTGCCTGCGATGTTACAATTGCGCGAAGTAGGGTCGAGAATAAAATGACTGTTAACACAGTCCGTTTTATGCAAGAAATATTTGATTTATTAAAAAATGATACAACAAATTTTTCAGTTTACCAGGTCCAATCCGTTTTAGACATTCTGTACGATAGGGATAAAAAATATTATCACACATACAAGGGTGATATAAAAAAATTTCAGGAAAAATGTTCATCATGTGAACTTGAAGCAAGAGATGAAAACACAAGTAAACTTTGCAAGGTAATTGGTAAAGCAACAGTTGAATGTTTAAAAGTTCAATTTGAAGAAAGTGAATATTATTGGAGGAGAGTTAGAGCAGATTTATTAAAAGTGAGGAGAATTAATAATAGAGGAAGAATGAATAGTGAAGACATAGACCGTGTGAATCTTTTTCATTTTCATCAGTTGGTGTCGCCGTCAAATAAGCCATTTTTTTTACAAGTTGGCAAACAAGTAAAAAATCAACTATTTAGGGAGAGCATTCAAATGAGCGTGCCAAGTATACCGGATGCTGCAAGTCTCGTGGATGATGGTCGTTTCATTGTTCTTGAAGCTAGACCCGATTTATTTCAACCTTTCCAAATGGATAACCTTGAGGATGATGAAGGTGTTTTCGCGTCACTTATAGACACACTGTTGGAAGAAAGGTCGATGATTGAATATGGAAATTTTAAATCTTGTCAACTACGTCATGAGTTGGGTAAGTCATTCGAAGAACTTTTGTACTATTTTCTTATCATTATAGAAGAACTTAAAAGAAAAGGCATGGTGGAGTCATTGCCCTTCATGTTTGATCGTTTAGCTGAGGAATACAAACATAATAAGTCTAACATTGATGAGTCATTTAAAAAGAGTGTTTCATTCATGTCGCCGCATATTATCTCCGGTTCTAATGACTCGGATGACTCGGCGGATGACTCGGCGGATGACTCGGCAGATGATTCGTATGATTCGGAATGTAGTTTTCATGATAATGAAGATGATTCTCTTATTTTTAGACAATTACCGCCAGTGAATATTGAAGTTAAACGTGAAAGTGATGAGCTGGACCTGCCGCCTCTTCCAAAGCCAACCCACTGACTTTTATTCAGATTCAGACTCTAAAACAAATTGATTCAGAACAAAATTAATTCCATAGTATGTGCACGAGAATAGAATACTTATAAATAGTAATCCAGACAAGTTATGGTTGCCATCTTTATTGAAAATGCTCGGAAGATACATTAGCAAATATTTTCGCATAACAGGCAACTGAAATGTGAAATAAAGTATAGCTAATAATATGGGCACTTGAAGCGTTTCATAAACAACATCAACCGACTCTTTTCGATTGGTTGAACGCTCGTGGTGCTGTAAAAACGACTGCGTATTTTCATGATGTTCTCGTATATAGTCATGAGGCGCCTTGGGAACATAGTTTGGCATTGTCTGTTCATCTGACACTACGCTTTCCGTATTTCTAGGCACATCTCTAATCGGAAGAGCTGTCATTCCGGATGCAGTTGCGCGCTGTAACCCACCTATAAATTCGTTTACATTCATTTCAGTTTTTGCTTGCGGTTGTTGTTGAGTGAGTTGCGGTTGCTGCGAAACAACTATCGGAGAATAGGTTTGGTGCGGAATTTCAGGTTTCAAAGTGTTTTGAACTATTCCACCGCCGCCGCCGCCACCGCCACCGCCACCAGCAATTCCTGGTAAATCATCTATACTTGTCGTATCGCTCATTTATTATTTATTTCCTCTAAATATAAATAATAAAAA